TGTGCCACGCTGAGTGCATCGACTTCTCCTTCGCAGATGACCAGCGTAAATCCTCCAGTTGCTTGCTGTTGTCCAAACAATTCGACATTCTTAAAGTCTCCATGAGTACGAAACTCTTTAGGGAGCTTACGCTCTTTGTATGCAGCCAGCTCTCCTCCAACAGTGTAAGGGTAGAAGTGTGATTGAGGTTTGCCATTGATATCTACAGACATCTTAACATTGAAATGATCAACCACACCCTGAGAGATCCCACGACTAGTCATTGGGTAGCTATTGTATGAGCTTACCTCGTCAATCATAGATGAGTTGATGAGGAAATCGTCTTGATCTATTAGTTCCATTTGTTTTCTTTCATTTAAAAATACAGTTGTTCCACATGAAAAGCAATGGGTTCTTGGGTTATCATCATTGTATATTTCATTGGCATTTGAGCTGCCACATTTATCACAGTTAGTTTTCACCAGAAATCCCTTTCGGTTTTTATATCACGATTACGATTCTTTTTCTGTCGAATGCTTCGAATCCCACTTCAAGTTCTTCTGCTTTTGCAACTCGAACCCAGAGGTATTCTCTTCCTCGTTTAACTCTGTCTCTTTGAAGGATAATTCCTTGTACCGTTTTATCATTGAACTCCTCGAATATATTTTGATAGGTATCAAGTAAAGGTTTAATTATATTATCTAAGTCAGAGGCTTTGTTAGAGAGGCCAGCATACACAATGAAGTGGACAGGGTTGTCTTTAAACTCCCATGTCTCACCCATAAGTATGACTGCCATCTCCTCTTGAAACCTCTTATAGTCAGCTGTCTTGTAGGTTATCCTGCCTTTTCTTACAAACATTCTGTTTGCTGACAGTGGTTTTATCTGGAATAGGTTTTCCATTGCGCCTCTCTGCTGTTCTAATAGCATGACAGTTATGGCACACCACTTCTGTTTTAAAGACTTCATTAAGGATGTCACCGATATCTTTATCCCAAGATACCATTCGTGATACATCGTGAAGCTTCTCATACTTAGGAAGGTGATCAAAGCCTAGAGCATCTGGATGTTCATTGTAACCACAATCAACACAACCAATGTCAGTCTTCAGTATCCCGATGAACTGACGTTTGTTCTTTCGACTTATGCTCTTCAATTTGTTTTTTAATGTCATCTAATTCTTCCCAAGATGTTACCATTGTTAATAGTCGTTTGGAAATATCAGGATCTCCGGATCCATTTGTTCTCCAAGCAGCCCTTACCCTATTCCACCTGCGGTGCATAGGAACTCCATGTAGTATCTTCTCTGCCTTCTTAGGTCCAATCCCTTTAATTCCAGGTATGTTATCAGACCTATCACCAGTAAGGCATTGAAGCATAAGCTTTAAGTTAGCAGTGTCTTCATCAACCTCTGTGATTACTTTCTTTACAAAGTTGTAATGTGTTCCAGGTATCTGTAAAAGATCTTTGTCAATACCTACAACTGTATACTCTTGGTTTACATCTCTGCATTCAGCAGCCCAGATAGCAACAAGATCATCAGCTTCCATGTAGTCAGCTTCAACAGCTTGGTACTTCTCAACCATGTATTTGTGTCCATAGTTCAACGCTTCTTTAACGCTAGGTTCTATCTCCCTTCGAGTTCCTTTGTAGAGAGGGTACATCTCCTTTCGGAAATTACCCCTCCCTTTAATTGCTACGAGAAAACTATCAGACCCACAGTTACGTTGGATCTCTCTCATAGTGCTATCAATTCCCACACGAATCTCTTTTTGTTTGGTTGTTACACAAGCCATCCTAAAGTAGATTGAGTCTGAGTCTACCAGTATTACTGCATTATCAGTGAACATCTGCGTAGCTTTCTCCTATTATGTACTCACCACCATCCATGCATGTTACATCGAACATCTTTGGACCAGCAGAAAAGGACTCTGTTAGTATTTCCCCAACACGTTTAGCATCGTCAGGGTGTGATTGGAATGCCATCTCATCATGGTAGAACAGACGAGGTTCGGCACGTAGTTTCTCTTCACGTATCTTATCCCATGCCCACATCAGTGATGCCTTACAGGTAACACCTTCAGCAGCTTGGAGTAAGTAGTTAAGAGTTTGATGACCAGACCCACAGAACACTGGGCGTCCATCAAGTGCAGGGAACCATCCATCACCTTGTTGGTTAGATGTTTTGTTCCAGATGTTTAAGAGTTTCTTCTTAAGTTCTTCTAAGCCTTTGATGCCCTTAGAGAAATCAACACGTGACTTACGGCCTACTTCGCTATTGGACTTACCGGATAATACTTGACCCAGCTTAGCATCACCTGCTCCAAAGAGGTAAGCGTACAGATAGCCTTTGGCTATGGGTCTAGAACAACCAAGTGCATCAGCATTGCGCTGGTGTTGGTCACCATATCGTACTTCCTTAGTGAACTCATCGTTATCTACGTAATGACAAAGACCACGTAACTGATTACCAGCACTGTCTGCACCAACAATAACGTATCCGGGATCAGGCTTAAGCATCCCACGTATCTCTTTACCCCAAGGTGTTTCAATACCTGGAAGGTTTGCAATTACCTCATGACGTACTCTGAAGGTAGGTGTACCGATAGTCCACATGTTACCATGAAGTCTCTTGTCCTCAGAACCTTCTACCTTTTCCACCCAGCCCTCCATAAGAGAAGCCTTGTGACGTAGTACATAGTACTCATCAACCATCATACCAACTTCCCCAAGCTTAGCCAATGAGGATGTTGTGAGTTTAGGTCCAGTAGTTACCCATTCTCTTCCGATTTTCTTTCGGTTGTAATCGTCTGGTTTCCATCCGATAGTGATGAGCCAATCTTTAACCGCTTCTTGAGATCCCAGTTTAGCTTGTTCCTTAGTTGTTCGTTGGAATTTGAAAGTTGGTCCTGCGAGATGGGTGTCTGTGACCGCAACTTCCGTTCCAAAATATTCGCTAAGCAGCTTGGCAGTAGTCGCATTGTACTTTCCATTCTTGTTGTATTTAGGGGACTTAGGTTCTTTGTCAATGTAAACAACCTTAGTTCCCATCTGAGGTTCAATGGTGTTAGATATTTCAGCCATACGTTGTTGCATGATACCTACTAGAGTCATAGCTTCTTCCATATCGAAGTACCAACCCTTGTTCTTACAGAAGGCATTGAACTTTGCTGTCTCATGTTCAGCTTTCATACCTAACTTAATCTTAGGGTTAAATTTAGCAACCTTCTTGTACTCTGTAAGTAACTCATAGTACACATCAACATTCACACGAACATCTTGTACACAGTAGCGGAGCATCTCACGTGAGTAAGCATCCCAACCACCTTCATATGAAATCTTATTGTTGCCTAGGTGTTCACCCCAACCAGCAAGACCATGCTTGTGTGCTCGTTTGTATCGCAACACCTGAGACATAACCCAAGTATCATGACAGCGTTTCTCATTGAGTGTAGTACCACATATCTTATCCATCACTACATTATCAAAACCAATAATGTTATGACCTACCAGTACCTCTGCGTTCTGCAGTAGTGCAGCACCATCAGCAATAGAACCATGTAGGTTATCGTGATCAGAGAACTTGTAGATCTGATTATTATCTAAATTCTGTGCAACAATCATCCAGATAGTATCCGGAGTGAGACCATTACATTCTATATCATAGCATAAACGCATGTTGCGTCCTTTCCTTATTTGTTTAAGTACATCTTAAGATCATTATACCCACCAATAAATATATCATTGTGGTATATAATAGGAACTGTTTTCATCATTGATCGTTTCATTACCGACTTACCCATTTCAGTTTGTATGTCGATAGCGTATTCTGTAAAGCCTTCTTTGTTTTCTCTGAGGAGTTCTTTAGCTCTCTCACAGAATGGACAGTTAGTTATGCTATATACTTCATACATTAATTATTTCTCTAACCTCAATGCAAACCAAGATACAGGGAATAACTTTTTCATAATATTACAGATACCATTAGCTACTAACCTAGTCTCTTCCTGTGTATCACCTGAACATCTGAGGTTGCACATGTCAGCAAAGGCATCAAGACTTCCTGACCAGTACCATTCAGTGAAGTGATTGAGGGGTAGTATGCCTCTCGCTTGCTCCTCACATACACCCATTGCAAGTAGATATTTGTACTGTTTAGTGGACTCAATGTAAGACTGTTGTATTACTGCATCTAACATGGGGTTATTAATTAAATCTCCTGACCCTTGCTTCTTATCTTTAGTGGCTTTACGAAGCTTAGGTATGTCATACTGTGGCTCATCTGCAACGTATCGCCTAGATATTTCATTCCATCTTAAAAATTTATGCTTGACTAGCTGTCTGGCTACCACAACACTTGACTTAATGTGAAAAGACGCGAAGCAATGTCCGAATGGTGAGGTGTGTTTATGACTTGCAAGATACCTTACCAACTTTGTATCACGATCACTAAGTGTTCTCTGAGTGTCATCATCATTTGGGTAGTGCCATTGGCTCTTTTTCCCAAAACTTGTGCGCGCTGCATTTACTACAGATAGGTCAGTACCCATACTATCTATGAATGTTACATTAATCATCCGAGTTTACTCCAATCTCCACACACACTACCTGAGTGTCTATAGTTGTTATCATAACCTTACCCCTTTCTAATGCAGAGTTACATTTCTGTAAGCTCTCATAAGATCCTAATTGAAAGTAGTTGACACCCACTGGTGTTTCTACTTGTAGCCAAAGGAGTACCCATAGTGCTGTCATTATTTATTCCTCGTCTTTATCAGGTGAAGTTAATAGG